CTCATTTGGAGTAACTGACTTAGTCACCGAAAAGCTGGCTCATTGAGAGACACCATTTCACATCGACGTTAAGGTCACACATTTCCAATATATAGTGCGAGAAAATTTTTGAGATGTTCTTTGGACTCACTAAAGTTTCTGAAATCCCCGCCCGAAACCTCAAGTTAGAGTTCCAAACCCTAATCGACCCTTATGTTCATGAATCATTCATATCTGCCATGCCCCCTGGCTTTATGAAAGGTTTTGAAGGTTGGAGCAAAAGTTATTATTCGAAAGATGAACACATTAAATCACTTTTGAAATATAACAAAATAATCCGCTCTGAACCAACAGACGAACATTGGTCACATACCAAACGCGAAGCGTATCATTATTTTGATTCTCTTCCAAAGGTTCAAGCTCTGAGCCCTAATTCAGATTTTGACCTTGTCAGATTTCACCAGTCTACATCCGCAGGATATGGCTATTCCGCGAAAGACACAGTGAATCCCACCCACAAAGGCCCTATAAACGGACAAAATCATAGAAAGGCTAAAACCATCGCCTCTAAGATCGTCCATGTTTGTAACCGACACCACGCAGCAGGCACTTTTAAAGAATTCCTAACCACAGTACCTATGGACTCTACACCTGATGTTGCTTTTACAAGAACGCAACTCGTTGAGCTCCCTGACACCAAAGTCAGAAACGTATTTGGAGAATGCTTTCATTATGTCTTACTAGAAGGTTTGTTCGCTCAACCTCTCATAGAGAAGTTTATGCAAATTGACACTTTCTATTACATTGGCCAAGACCCAGTTATTGGAGTTCCAAAACTTATCAATCAACTACTTCCAAACGATGCATTTTATGCAACTTTCGATTGGTCCGCCTTTGATGCTTCCGTCCAGCCTTACGAGATCGAATTATCATTCGATTTACTCGAGCGCATGCTTGTATTTCCTGACCAGACTTCTAAGTTAGTCTTTAAATATGTCAGAACTCTCTTTCTTCATCGAAAGATTGCAAGTCCCGACGGTAACGTATATCTACGTTATGGAGGAGTCCCCTCCGGTAGTTTCTTTACTCACCTAGTCGACACTATTGTCAACTGGAACCGTATTAGATATCTATTCCACCGCCACCGCTTGAACTATGGAGTTATGAAATTCCATGGAGATGATAGTTTTGTAGAGATACTTAACTTTCATGATTGTTTCAGAGAAATGATCGACGACGCCGCTGAACTCGGCTGGTATATCAACAAACTTAAGTCCTCACTAGTCCAGGACAAATCAAGAATTGAATTCCTTGGACGTACGGCCAACTTCGGAACTAATTATAGAGACGAAATGCGCTGTTTGAGACTCATGTTATACCCTGAGTATCCCGTCACTAACCCGCAAATCGCAATAGCACGCATGAAAGCCATCGACCAAGATTCCGGCTATAGAGCTGCTTATGTACCTAACGCATTACAATATTTAATCGCTAAATACGGAGATGAAAAGTATCCCCTTCCCCGTCAGTTTACGCAATTCAAGATTGATCGCGCCATTTTGCCACAGATCTAATTATACATTAATTTATAATTACACTCAAGGATAAATCAACCCCCCCCGTCTAACATACACTAGACCTCATCTACCCCCC